ACGATCACCGGCACCGCGCCGGTCGTCATCCCCCACATCCACGGCGGCATCGCCGGGAACTTCTACGTTCACGTCCGCAACGCCAGCGGAGGGGCTCTGGCGGCCGGCACGGCTGTCTACGCGACCGGCAGCGTGGGCGACACCGATCGAATCAGGGTGGCGGCCTGCGACCCGACCGATCCGCTCAAAATGCCGGCGATCGGCGTGCTGGAGACGACCCTTGCCAACAACGGCGATGGCGACGCCGTGATCCTGGGCGAGCTAAGGCCGTTCAATTCCAACAGTTATCAGCTGGGCGATCAGCTCTATGTCGGCGCTGGCGGCGCCCTGGTGGCGACGATCCCGGCATCTGGCGAGGTGCAGCAGGTCGGCAGCGTAGTGAGGGTGAACGTTAACACCGGGACCATCCTGGTGAACACTGGCGCGGCGATGGCCCGAGTGGGCTTCACTGGGGCCTATGGCGATCTCTCAGGCCGGCCAACACTGGGCGGCGCTGGAGTGCATACCGTCAACGTCCCCGCGGATTACGCCACAATTCAAGGGGCACTAAATAGCATAAACGACAAGATACTTCAAGCCGGCACGACGTTTAGGATTAAAGTCGCAGATGGTACATATACACTTGCGTCGTCAATCATTGGCAATCACCCACAAGGCGATCAAATAGAAATTATTGGCAACGAAACCACTCCATCAAACTGCGTTATTACGGTTAGCGGACTGCCAACCTTTGACGCCTTAGTCGTCAGTAATTCACATAAGCTAGGCCGCCTCAATGGCTTCAGGTTTACATTGTCCTCCAAGCCTGGTCTAGCCAATAACTTTACCGCAATTCTGGCCGAAAGTGGGAGTCAGATTATTTGCGGGCCAGATATTGAAACCAATAACTGGTACTACGGCATTGCTGCAAGGAACGGTTCCTTTATTTCTTGCGATGGTGCTTCAGTCAACAACGCAGGCGATGTAGGTATTTGGGCATTTGTTGGGTCTACGATTTACTGCAGAAACGCAACATCAAACAATGTTACAGATGCGGCTAACGGATGGGGGTTTGGATTTCAAGCGGAATACGGATCAGCAATGGATTGCTCAGGTTCTTCTGCTTCTGGATGTCGCGTAGGGGGAATTGCCTCTCTGAGTGGCTCCACCGTTAGGGCTTATGGCTGCACAGCGTCATCCAATACTGGAAGCGGCTTCTTTGTGCGAGACAATGGAACTATCATCCGTCATAACTCAACAGCATCCAACAACGGCAGGTACGGCGCTGAAAGGATGGACAGCGGCTGGATTGAGGGCGGGGGTATCACTGAGGCTGGCAACACGCTAGGGACGACCAATAGGTTTGCCATTCTCAACCAAGATGTTGCTCTTGGGGCGCGAGTTAATAGCTCCTCTGGGACCCTCCGGCTTGACTCTGGTGGCGGCGAAGAATTAGCTGTTGCAATGCACGGCCCGACAGGGTTGCAGTTTGCTGTCCGCGATACTGCAAGCCCGACATCCTGCTTTGAGGCACTTGGATCTTCTATTGGCCAGCCTGCCCTACGCCCCCGTGGCGGCGCTGCGACGATAAGCAGCAACATCCAAGGCAAGGGGTCTGGCCTTGTCTATCTTGGCAGCCAACAAGCACACTTTTTAGGAGTCAACGGAGTTCCTGCTGGCCAGGCGCCACAACTTATCTCCGAAGGCAGCGCTACCAACATTGACCTGCATCTAAAGCCAAAAGGGTCAGGCCAGCTTCGATGGGGTGTTCATGCTGGCGGATCAGTAACAGCAAATGGATATGTTGAATGGAAACTGGATGATGGATCAATCGTTCGCGTTGCTGCCCAAAAATTATAGATTTTGGAGCTGTTATCCCATGACCTGTGATGTCGCAATGATCGCCGTGATGATGGCCCCGGCCAGCGTTGCCGTCGCAGTGCTACTGGTGGCGCTGCTACGGATTGGATGGGAGTGATGCCCTACCTGATCCGCTTCACCGCCGCCGTTGCACTGGTGGCCAGCCTGCTGGGCTGGCTGCTGAGTGCCGTGCCCCTGCCAGTGGCGCTGGTAGGGGCGGTCGTCGTCGCCTGGGTGGTGTTTGACCTGGTGCAGCCTGTTTAGGCTGACCTTATGGCAACCCGACGCGAACAGATCATCTCTGCTGTGGCCACCGCCCTGGGCACTACCAGCGGGGTAGGTGGGCGCGTCTACCGCAGCCGCCAAGAGGCTTTCAGCCGCAGTGAATCGCCGTCGGTGATCGTTGAGCCCGGCCCTGAATCATCCGGTCCCGAGGCCGTCAGCACCTGCAAAATCGACCACACCCTGACGCTGGTGGTCGCCGTCTACGCTCGTGGCCTGATCCCTGACGAGGTGGCGGATCCCGTCGTGCAGTCCGTTCACAGCCTCCTAATGGCCGATCGCAGCCTAGGTGGGCTGGCGATGGACATCTGGCCCCTGAGCCGCAACCCGGAGTTCAATGCCGCCGATGGCGCCGCTGTGGTGGAGGTGCTGTCGTACCGGATCCGCTACCGCACCAGCGTGACGGATCTCAGCGTGGGCGCTCCATAGGCTGCAAGTACGGAACCTCACCCCTCCGCATGGCGCGATCCAAACCTGAGCCTGACCCTCGGCCGACCGATGGCGGCAGCTATCTGCTGGACGAGGCCACCGGCAAGTGGATCAACCAGGACTGCAAGCCCGCTGAGTGCGTGATGCCCACCCCTGCCCCCGCTCCGAGCAATGACGAAATCGACGCATAGGCGCCTTCTGCTGGCGGCAGTGGAGGCGAGCTACGGCACCTTCGAGACGGTCGCCGGCACCGATGCCCTGTTGGTGCAGAACCTGGACTGTCAGCCCCTCGACGCAGGCCTGATCGATCGCGAGCTGGTGCTGCCGTATTTCGGCAACCGGCCCAAGATCGTCGGCCAGCGGGTGGGCACGGTCACCTTTGACGTGGAGCTGGCGGGATCGGGCACGGCCGGCACTGCCCCCCGCTGGGGCCGGCTGCTGCGGGCCTGCGGGTTCGGTGAGACGGTGGTGGCCACCACCTCAGTGACCTACGCCCCGGCAATGACCGGGATCGTTGGCGTCAGCTTTGACTTCAACAACGACGGCAACCGCCACCGCCTGAAGGGCTGCCGGGGTAACGCCACCTTCAACCTGGCGGCCGGCGAGATTCCCCGGATCAGCTTCGAGTTCTTCGGTGAGTACGTGGCTGCCGCCACCGAGGCCCAACTGACCCCGACCTTCGCCAATCAGGCAACGCCGGTGATCGTCAACAACGCCAACACCACCGGCGTGAACATCCTGGGCCTGACCACAGCCTGCATGGAATCCTTCACCCTGAACCTGGGCAACGAGATCCCCCTGCGCCAGCTGGCGGGCTGCACGCAGCAGTACCCCATCACCAACCGCCTGCCCTCTGGCGAAGCGGTGATTGAGGCCCCGGTGATCGGCTCCGGTTCTGGTGAGAAGGACTACTTCGCCCAGGTGATCAGCCAGGCCACCGGAACCATCGCCTGGCAGCACGGCCAGACCGCAGGGAACATCGTGACCCTGAGCATGGGCCAGTGCAACATCGATTCCCCGACCTACGCAGACAGCGACGGGATTCAGATGCTCAACGTGCCCTACATGGCGCAGGCGACTGCAGCCAACAACGAGATGAGCCTGGTGCTCACCTGATTTCCTCCACCACTCACTGAACACCCATGTCCTTCGTTCTGAAGCAGTCGGCCAGCTACACCTGGCCGGTGCCCCTGCTCATCCCCGTGGATGGCGGCCGGCGGGAGAAACATTCCTTCGATGCTGAGTTCAAGCGGCTGCCGCAGAGCCGGATCAACGAGATCGCCAAACTGGCCCGAGCCACCGAGCTGGGCCGCGTCAGTGATGATGAGCTCCTGGACGACAAGACCGCCGCACGGGAAATCCTGATCGGATGGAGCGGCATCACCGATGACAGCGGCAAGGATGTGCCGTTTTCTGAGGCCGCGCTGGATCAGCTGCTGGAGATCCCCACCATCGCCGGGCAGATCATCAAGGCCTGGTATGGCTCGATGGAGGTGGCCAAGAAGGGAAACTGACCGGCGCCGTCGATCACTGGTGGCACGGTGACGGCGGCGCCAATGATGATCTGCTGGCGGACCTGAAGGCCTACGGCGCGGACGTGACCTGCCTGCCAGAGGTGGTGCAGAACCCGAAGCGCTTTGAGGTGTGGCCCGAGCACGAAGATGCCGTCCATCTGTTCCTGCAGTGCCAGACCCAGTGGCGTGTTGGCGGCTCGGGCGTGGTGGGCCTTGACTATGCCGTGGTGCTCCAGATGATGGATCTTTACGCTGTGGGTAACCGGCGCCAGGCACTAGAGGATCTGCAGATCATGGAGAGCCGCGCCAAGGAACTGATCAACAAGGCCGCCGAACCGAAGCAGCCGAAAGGGAGGCGCCGCTGATGGCCATGAACATGGAGGCGGTCCTGAGGATCGCGGCGAAGGTCACTGGAGCCAAGGAGATCAGCGGACTTCGGGACAATCTGGACTCTCTGAATCAGTCCAGCGGGTTAGCCAGAAAGACCTTTGCTCAAGCGCCAGAAGAAGCCAAGAAGGGCTGGGTTTCCTCCGCTGTTCAGGTGGCCGGCCTCACTGCGGCAATCGGAACGTCCGTCATGGCGGCGGTCGGGTTTGAGTCCGCCATGGCCGACGTTCGCAAGGTGGTGGACGGGCTGGAGACGCCGGCTGCACTGCAGCAGATCAGCTCCGAGATCTTGGATCTGTCCAGTCAGATGCCCATTGCGGCTGAAGGATTCGCCGAGATCTACGCCGCCGCTGGCGCATCGGGCATTGCCAAAGAAGAGCTTAGAGGCTTTGCCGTCTTGGTGGCACAGGTAGCAACAGCCTTTGAGATGACGGCAGAAGAGGCCGGCCGCTCACTGGCTCAGCTGCGCGTGTCACTGGGACTGTCGAATGAAGAAGTGGCCGAACTGGCCGACATGATGAACTACCTAGAAAACAGCACCGGGGCCTCGGCCTCTCAGCTGGTGGAGTTCATGACCCGCTCCGGCGCCATGGGCCAGATGGCGGGACTGACGGCAGAGCAGACCGCCGCATTTGGCGCGGCGATGACGCAGGCCGGATTCGAGACAGAGGTGGCCGCCACCAGCTTCAACAACATGGTGAGGGCCCTCAGCCGCGGGCCCTCCATGACTGAGCGCCAGGTGGACGCCCTGCGCCGATTGGGCTACACCATGGCCGACGCCAAGCAGATTGAATCCGAGCTAACGCGAGAGGCCGAGACCGCCAGCCGCCGCCGAGTGGATGCGGCCAGGTCGCAGAAGGATCAGGTCATCCGCCTGGCCCAGGAGCAGAGCGACCGCCGCATTGAGATCGCCCGCGATGAAACCGATCGGCTGAGCCGCGAGATCAACCGCCGGTATCGCAACGAGCAACAGGCGCTGCAGGACAACTGGGACGACCAGTCCAAGGCCCAAGAGGATGCGCTTCAGGATCGCGCAGACGCGCAGATCAAGGCCCTGCAGCGCCAGGAACGGGCGGAGATCGACTATGTGCAGAAGATTGCCCAGGCCCAGAAGACCGACGCCACGGCCGCTGTGGACCGCATCCGAGACGCCTACGAGGCCCGGATCGACGCCGTGCGCGATCAGGTGGACCGCGAGCTGACCGTGCAGCGCCGCGCCGCCCGCGACCGCCAGCAGGTGATCCGCGACGAGATGGACGATCGCAGAGAGCTGGAGCTGAAAGCCAACGCTGACCGGCTCGACTTGGTGGAGAAGCAGGAAAATGCCTTTATGGATGGACAGAAGGCCGCCGCAGAAGGCCGGTTTAAGGCCATTGAAGAGGCCGAAAAGTCTTTCGTTGAGAGCGCCAAAGCCAACGCGAAAGCAACAGGAGAGTCGCTGGCAAAGGCCTCAACTCAGGGCTTTGCCGATCGGATGGAAAAGGACGCCATTGGCACAATCACTGAGGTGCTGGGCAAGATCAGCAACCTGCCCAAGTCTCAGCAGTTGTCTGTAATCAGCGATCTGTTCGGCGATGAGGCAAGGGCGCTGTCGCCATTGATCAACAACATTGGCGAGCTAGATAGGATTTTGGCACTGTCAAACGACAGCACCAAAGCCGCAGGTTCGGTACTCAAGGAATACGCTACCCGGAGCGCTACTGCCGAAAATCAACTCAAACTGCTCAATAACGGATTTACCCAGCTAAGAATTGAGCTGGGCAATGCTTTCTTGCCAGCGCTTGCAGCCTTGCTGCCGCCGCTGACGACTGTAATCAACGCCTCCGCCAGTCTTGTGAAGGCGCTGCAGCCTGCGATCAGAGCCGTTGCTGGCCTCCTGGCCTTCGGCTATGTGGTGCCTTCAATCGTTTCGTTCGTCGGTGCCATCAGCGGGGTTGTGGCGATCTTCTCCGCTACGAAGTGGATCTCAGGCCTGGCATTGCTGGCTGGGCTACCAGGCCCCATCCGGCTTCTGGTCGCGGCATTCACGCTGTTAGGTGTCGCCGCAAGTCCGCTGGGGCCAATCCTCAACGCTGTGGTGATCGGGCTAACGGCGCTGCAGTTCTTGAACTTTGCCAAGGGATTCATTGCATTCATTCCGGGCACGATTGCAGCCCTGACCGGATTCATCGGATTCCTGTCCAGCACCGTTGTCCCCGCCCTGCTGGCGTTCTTCTCCGGCCCCGTCGGCTGGACCGTGCTGGCCATCGCTGCGGTGGTGGCCATGGCAATCGCGTTCCGCAAGCCGATCATGGAGTTCTTCGGCTGGCTCGGCGGCGCCATCGCCAACGGCCTGCAGGCGCTGTGGAAGTGGGGTGAGCCGATCAGGAAGTGGTTTGTTGATACCTGGGAAGCAATAAAGGCGCCCGTCGTTGCGGTGTTCGATTGGCTGAAAGGAGTCGCTGAAACCGTATTTACAGCAATCATCGCTATTGGATGGCAGCTTCTGGTCTGGCCCTGGATCGCGCTGTGGAATCGGGTCAAGGGCCCCGTGGGCGATGCGTGGGAGGCGATCAAGGCCTACGCAAAAGCAGGCTGGGACTGGATTGCCAAAACCACTCACAAGCTGTTTGTGCAGCCGTGGATTGACCTTTGGCAAAACGTAGTGCGCAAGCCGGTAGAAGATGCTTGGAATTGGATCCAAGAAACTTGGACTAGGCTTGTTGCATTCTGGGAAAACAACGTAACAAAGCCGATTAAAGATGCTTGGAGCTGGCTAATGACTTCGATTCGCACGGCCTTTGATACCGGGATGCAGCAAGTTCGCTCAGCATTTGGCGTTTGGGTTAGATCTTTTGTGACTCCAATTAATTGGGTAATTAACCAGATCAATAGGCTTGTGGATTCATTTAACAAACTTGCCGAGGCAACCGGCAATCCTTTCAGGATCTCCAGGCTGCCCATCATTCCAGTTCCCCAGTTTGCCCAAGGCGGCGTCGTGGATCGCCCCACCCTGGCCATGGTGGGCGAGGGTGGCGAGCGCGAGTACATCATTCCCGAATCGAAGATGCAGGCCGCCAGCTCCCGCTTCCTGGCGGGGCAGCGTGGTGCCGGGGTGGTTCCATCTGGTTCCAGTCCCTCGGCTTCCACAACCTCAGCCCCTCAAATCAGCATCACCACGGGCCCGGTGATGCAGCAGCAGGACGGCAGCCGGTGGGTCAGCGTGGAAGACTTCGAGCGGGGCCTGCAGCAGGTGGCAGAGCAGATGGTGGGCACCCTGCGCACGCCGCAGGCACGCACCGCGTTGGGGTGGAGCTGAGCGATGGCCAGGGCACAGGCGCAGT